ATGAGTAAATTGTCGCGCGTACCCCTGTGCGCCCTGCCATTAGCGAACCCTGCGGTAGAGATTTACCATGTCTAACGCCAAGCGTATGTCTGAGCCAAATCGTGAATCACCGTTGATCTCACTGCCCTGAGCGCGTGTTGTAATGCTCATGGTGTTTGACTTGTCTCCACGGATACGGATAAACGCTGTTGCAATGAGGATACAAGCCTGTTTAATCGCCATTGGGAGATTTCCTATGGTAACGCCTGCAACGTGGCTAGAAACCAGCGCTGAAGCCAAAGGAACAGTGGTAGAACCGTAGGTGTAGGTTGAAGCAACCGTTACAGTCTCCGACAATGAACCGTCGTAAATGTGCAATACCTGACCTGCCACAATTCCTGTGCCGCTGGTTACGGTCAATGAGGTAGCGCCAGCGGTAGCCGTTGCAATAAAATTATTTACGTAGCCTGAGACGTAGGTGTATTTAGTAAATAGTTGCTGACGCGGTGCAGCACCGCCAAAAGATAGTGGACCAGCGCTGGAATAGGTTGCGTTCATCTGCCCTAGCGGAATAATGATTTGCTGAGGCTCAAACCAGCACTGTGAGGGATCCGTCAATGTCTGCAAATTGTTTGGTGTGGATCCGTATTGAAATGACTCCAGCGCAATAATTGGACTGTTGTTGGGGTGCAGTGAAATGTATCCCTGAGAGGTAATACGTAGGCGTTGAGTCTCAGTGTATTTTTGCGCCACAAGGTTTTGGTTAAGGTACTCGTTCATGTACGACGACGCGCGCATAAGCACGTTAGCCAGTTCTGCGTCCTGAGCAGCCTGATTACCGCCTGAGACTAGGTTGTTAATGTCTAGGGAAGTAGGCGCATTTTTGAATTCAGCAATGCTGACATACTGGCTTTCGTCTGTTGTGTCAGGCGTAATACCTACTGCCATTTGTTACTCCCCGTCTCTTTGCGGTTCCCCATTTGTGTGACCGCAACGCGAACACTTGCGAAACCAAGATCCAAAACCACATTCTACGCAAGTAAATCCACGCGCGTTGTCTTTTGATGAATAAGGGTTGAGTGCTGCTTCAAAATAACCTTCACGCTTCATTGCTTTTGCTGCGCTGGCGCTGTTTACGTTATAGATCCCGCCACGATCAGGTTTGTAAATGTGCCCATTGACTTCTGTTTCTCTGACGCCTTTATCAGGTGCTACCAATCTTGCCATTGTTTGCCCTCTCTATTTAAGTGGGGGTGCGCTCACGTGGAACGCACCCCCCTTGCCTTATCTATTCAGTTATTAAGCAGACACAATTCCTGATACTGCACCGTTCCATGCTGGAGCAGTACAGAAGAATGTGCCACGGAAGTATGTGCTGAATTCGTAAGCAAACTGAGTTACTGGCCACTGGATACCCATGTAGTCCTGAACTAGGAAGTTCGCCCAAACGTCAGATACCTCTGTGTCAGGGATTGGAAGTGTGAATGAAAGTACAGGTGATACGCCTGAGTTCAACCATGGGTGAACCATGATGTCTACTGACTTACCTGTTACTTCGTTCTGAAGTCCAGTCACGATTGAACCGTATGTGGTTCCTGAAGTTCCTGGATTGTCAATTGTTAGACGGTAGTTTGCTGTTGAACCTGACTTGATCGCGTCTGAAAGTTGCTTGCGATCGTTACCGTTCATTAGCACCATGTCTGGATCAGCCTTGACGTTCTGGTATAGGTTTGCAAATACTGTCTGGTATTCGGCACCTGGGTTAGAAGTCGAGAATGTGCTGTTGATTGCGTTGTTGTAACCTGAGTTTGCGCCAAGCACTGTTGGCAAGATGCCGTCGTAGCCTGTTGCATAAGCAGATGTGTCTGAAGCAGCGCGTGTTGCAGCAGCACCAGTTGTGGTGAGTGCAGCGTTGTTGCCTGTTAGACCCTGTGTTCCAGCGCCCTGAATTGTGAATGTACCTGTTCCTTTTAGAGTTCCCTGGTACTTCAAGTTTGCGTTACCTGTTGTTGTTCCAACGTAGATGTTGTAACCAAGTGCTCCTGCAACTGCTGTTGAAACAGTAACAGTCAAAACCTGACCTGATGTAGTTGTCTGAGATGTTTCAGTTCCTACTACAGACTCACCAAAACCGTTTACAGAAATACCAGCGTCAGTTGTGACGTTGATGTAGTAGGTGTTTGCTGCGATTGCAGTTTGACCTGTTGCTGCTGTTGGGTTTCCCTTTGTGAATGTAGGTGCTGATAGCGCTCCTGAGTAACCTGAAGCAGTACCGCGTCCCATAAGCATCATGCGCTCTTCCATAAGCATTGTTGCGTATAGAGTTGAGGTTGATGATAGTTGGCGTAGATCCTGGTATCCCAAACCTGAGAAATTAGCGTCAAATGACACTGAATCAGATAGTGAGTATGAGTTGTAAGGCAGGATTAAATCATCTGCTGCGTAGGCAATCTTTGGTCCACGCTCGTAGTTGATTGAACCAAAAGCAGTTGTTGTGCTTTCTGTGATACCTGGCCATGTGTTTCCAACTCCACCTGTACCTGTACCTGTGTAACCAGTAATGCGCTTGACACGGTGTGATGTGCCTACGCCCTTCTTGCGTGGAATACGGTTACGTAGAGGTGTTGGACGTGGTGTAAGCAACTTTGCAGGTGCTTCCAAGTCAAACGCAGCAAATGATGTGCTGAGTGGAGATGTGAGTGTTACGTCTTTCTGAATGTCCTGCATTGCTAGGCGCTGTGCCGCTAATGCATTCTGAAGTCCTGCTGCTGCGTCAGGTGAAAGTGACTTGCTTGCTGCAAGCATTTCTAACTGAGCAGTTGCGTCTGGTGCTGGTGCTTGTCCTGGAACTGATGAAGAATTGCTCAATGACTTGCTGAGTTCAGCAGTGTATGAGTCCATTTTTTCAGCAGCCTCAACAGGGCTTGATCCGTCAAACAGATCTTTAGCGCGTGGCATTTCAGCCATAGTTGTGGTTCCTTTCGGTTAGGTTGGTTACTTGTTTAGAGTTTCTGAGGCTTCAGCGTAGAACTTATCCGCTAACGCCTTGTAACCCTTTGCAAGGTCTGGGTCTGTTGCTGCATTTGCTTTCGCTTTGTAGGTAGCCGCTTTGAGCACAAGTTCATTAGACGTTCCGCCTAATGGACGTGCTGTGCGCTTTGGTCCACCCGCCACTGCGAGAGATTTGGCTTGTGCTAACTCAGTCTCCAACCCCACTGCTTTCTCCTGTGCTGCCTCTTTTGCAGCAACAAGCGAAGCAATCTCTGATTTGAGTGCTTTCGTTGCGCTCTCTACCACTTGCTCTACTATGGCATTAAGATCCGCTGAATTATCTTCAGTGGAATTATCTGTTGCAACTTCTTCAGTTGCTTCTTGCAGTTCTTCAGCCACTAATTCTTCAGTGACTTCATCTGCTTCTGCTGACTTAGGTGTCTCGCTTGGAGCAACCATGTCTGCTGTTGTGACATCTACAAGTCCGTGTGTTTCTTCAGGCTTGTGGCAACCACATTCTAAGCACTTATCCATGTTGGCTGACTTAGGTGATTCAGTTGAAATGATGTGTGATTCAGCACCGTCAGCAGCAGTGTCTTGTGTGACATTCTTTTCTGAGGCTTTGTATCCGCCTTCGCATTTGCACATTTTCTCTGACTTGTTGCATTTTGCGCACAATTCAGCGTCATCAGGCGTTGCAGACATTTCAATTGACTCTTCAATCACTTCACCCTCTGCTTCTTCACCTTCATACCAAGCGTGCAAATGACCAATTGCTTCAAGTAGGTGCGCAATAGACTGGATCTCATTGCTTCCTTCTTTCATTTCGCCTGCTTCAACCTGAACTAGATTTGCCAACGCGTCACGTGCTGCTTCATATTGAACTTTGTCAAACTTCAGAATGTCGCCCACAATGGACTTCGGTACTGAGATTGTTTCTGTTGCCATTGGAGTTCCTTCTTCCGTATTTGTGTCCTCAGATTGTAATACTTCTGCCTCAATTAAGTCCTCAACTTGAACCACAGTCTCATCGCCTGACGCAGACTTAGCCAATACCAACTGGCAGTTAGGGTTTGCTGGACGATCCACAAGGCTCACCTCAACAATTTGTCCGTCAACAATGCGTCCATTCATGGCTGACTTATCGCGTGTCACGCGTGGGTTTTTAATTCCAATGCTGAACCCTTTGAGTACGCCTGTCTCAACTTTTTTGACTGAAACTGGATCTACCACAAGTGCAGAAATGTAATGACCGTCAGCCTTGGCTTCGTAGTCTGTTGCCACGCCTGCTGCAATGTTGCTGTGTTGCTCTCGGATATTGCCGCCTGACTTGAACCAGTGAGGCATTGCGCGGTCTAACCAATCACCGTCACAGATCTGTTGGTCAATGTCAATGCTGTCGTCAGTTGCCTTTCCGTAAACAGTCATTGTGCCGTCAGCGTTACGTTCAGACTTTTCAATGCCAAAAAATGCTGTTGTTAAGTTAGACATGGTTTCTCCCGTTACGCTGAGTAAGTAATAACAATTGCGCCTGCTGCTGAGGCTGCTGCTGAAATTGCATAAATAATGTCGTTAGCGCTTGCGTAAAATGTTTGTGACGCGCCGTTGGCAAGTGTGCGTCCAATGGTTGCGCCTGAAGTAGTGATACTGCCATCGCCAATAAAAATTGCCGCACTGTGACCGTTGTAAATTGTAATTGGGGTCTGAGGTCTAGCGTTTTTGTCTACTTGATGCAAAATTGACGCTGATGTTTGCGTGCTTGCGTTGATGTGCTTAAATGCCATGTTATTCCTCAATCCATTCTAACTTGACGTCAGCCAAGGCTTCTTCAAGGCTCTTCGTAACTTTAGCAGGTTTGGGGGTTGCAGGTTTGACAAAATAGGGCAAGCAGTCCCCCTGAGTGTGCGAAATCAAAGAGTAAAACGGGATCTGCTTCCCGTTGGGCATTGTCAATTCAGTATTTTCGTCAAGTTTGCCTGAATAGGAAATCTCCCCCCATGGCGTGTCTATTGTTGTTTTATTCTTTGATGACAATTTGTATCCCCTTTGCTTTGAGTTTGTTTATGATGTCTTGATTGGGCGCAGACGGGAAAGTTACGCTTAAAATGTCATCAAGAGAGACACCGCCATGTATCTGCACTTCCCAATACGTTTGAGAGTTTTTAAACAAATTGGCAACATCGGCAGGTTCCATGCCTGCTTTCAAAAGATTGAATATGCCCCCGCGCCCGTTTGTACCGTTTGTGCTTCTCAATGGTGCGGCTTGCGCTAGGTCATCGCGAGTAACGCTTCCTTCCAACAAATCTTTGATAGACACGGGATTTTGTTCAGCAAATGAGTCGCCCAAAGTCATTGTTGTGCGTCCCTTGACGCTATCTTTAAGTTGCACTTGAATACTGCCGTACATGTCTGCGTCGCCAGAAATACTGCCGTAAATTGGTCGTTCAATTGGTTTGATTGAATTAGGAATACCCATGGAGTCGGTTTCCACTTTCAATCTGTTTTCCATGTATTCAGAATAAGAAGGTTTTTCAAAGATTGATTTGAAGCGCCCGTCACTGACAACGCCTTCTAACGATTTTGAACTTAGGTTGATGCGCACTGGTTGTTCTGCTATTTCAACAAAAGATCTATTTAAAATGTCTTCTGCCGCCAATCTTTGATCTTCTGACAAAGTTTCAAATCTGTCTTCAAATGTGTTAGTCATTTTTGTCGGTTTGAGTGAATAAGGCATTTGATCCATGCCCGTTGCAGGCGCAATGTCTACAACGCCATGTTCGTTAGTCTCAAACTCAGGAATGACAGGCAGGATCGCACAACGACAATGTGGGTGAGCAGGTGGCATGTTGGCGCCTGAATTGAATGTGCCGCCAATGTCAATGATTTGACCGCTGTTCATTGCACACGTTGGGCAAGGATCTGAGGTTGCCCACTCCATTTGTTCCAGTTTGGCTGCTTGGTATCGGCTGATTGCACCCTGAGACATGGCGCGGTTGGTCTCAGTGATAGCAATAGATAGCGCTCGCGCAGGGTTGCCAATCGCGTCATTGATTAGTTTGGCAGCACGTGTGTCCGATAGCCCTTGTTCAATACTGTCAGCCAGCGCTGTGCCCACTCTGTCGTACCCAGTCTGGTCAAGATCCTTGATTGTAACTCGCGCCCTGCCTAATAACTCTTGAAATGCTTTGGGCGGTCTAATCAGGGTTGCCGTTGCAGCGTCACCTGGTCTCCAGTTATCCCAATCCACGTAATCTGAGGCTGCTTTTTTTGCTTCGCGCGCGCGCGCTATCTCTTCATCGCCGTAAGCCTGACCCAATACAAAACCCTCAGCCCAAGTACGTTGCAGCACTTCAAGCAAAGGCTCATTGTTGATCCTCATGTTGAGCATTGCCCACGCTCTGGCTCTGGCTCGGTCTTGCGCAGGGTTTTTTGAGGTGTGCGGTTGAGTTTTACGGTAAGCAGCAATAACCCGCTTAGCGTCAATCCCCTGCCGCAGTGCTGCTTGGATCTTGCGAGAGTTTGTGACCGCTATGCGCACATCAGCGTTGTGTGCGCCTGCTCTCATGCCAGATACGCCTTTGCAAGCGCTTTAGCAGTATCTAAATCCCCGTCATACACGCATTGGTTTAGCGCTTCAGCAACTATTGGTTCAATTGTTTTGAACTCAAAGTCACGCCCACGATCACCCTTCTTTGCCCATTTCATAAAGGCTTGAACCTCTTTGACAGTCTCAACCGTCACTGGTGTTTCTGCAACTGCTGGCTCTTCAACCGCTGTTGCTTCAGATCCTTCCAGCGCTGGGGCTGTTGTGAGTTGAGCGGCATTGATAAGTCCGTCAGGGCTAAACAAGAACATACCTGCGCCACTAACAAGAATTGGCATGTCAGCCTGAGGTGTATCCAACAAAGGTAGTCCCATTTCAGATCTGCGTTCGTTGATTGTTTTGCCGCCTGAAGTAATTTCAATTTGGTTTTTGCGCGCGTTTTCTTCATTGTCTTGGCGCTTGCTTGTCATGAGTTTGAACTCAAGTTCACGCGGCATACCCAAGAATGTGTACGACAAGTTGGTAAGTGCTTTGCCAATCCAGTTTGCTAGTGGACCAAT